GCAGAGTATTCAGTGACAAACATCAATGACAACGAAACTACATTCACCGTGACTAACACTGAAAATCTGCCTGTTGGTACAAAAATAACAGTTATTAGACGTGTTGGTCTGATTTGGAATGAAATTATTGACCAAAACACCACAAAAACACTAGCACAATCTAATAATAGCATAGGAAATTTCTTACGAGAAAAAGAAGTGACTCTGCCGCAATAAATACAAGGAGAAAACAATTATTATGACACAAATCAGAGACAAAAACGGAGTTAGTATTCAAGGGCATATTAAGATACATGACCCTGAATCGGGCAAGGTTTATGTGAATAAACGAAACGCCATCCACTATGAAAATATGAGTGTGGCATTGGCTGAATCAATTGCTAATGCAGGAAAAGGATTTATAAATTCTATGGCATTTGGTAACGGTGGAACGTCAATAGATCCAACAGGTATTATCACATACTTGACCCCAAACAGCACAGGCACAAATGCCAGTCTTTACAATCAAACTTACACAAAAATTGTTGATGATAGATCAGTGTCAAATCTAGATCCACAAAGAAATAAGATTGAAACAAGACATTTAAGCGGAACAAATTACACAGATGTCTTGGTTACTTGTTTGTTAGATTATGGTGAGCCCAACGGACAAGATGCTGTGGACAATGCAACAAATTCTGAAGGTACATATGTTTTTGACGAATTAGGTTTAGTGAGTTACAGTGATTCAGGCACAGGAAATTTATTAACACATGTGATATTCCACCCTGTTCAAAAATCATTAAACAGACTGATTCAAATTGATTACACAGTGAGAATACAAAGTTTATCTGGTTTACTAGGAGAATAGTATAGATGCCATACACTATAAAATTTACTGACGAAACAAACAAAGGTTCTATCACTATAGATGATGGAGTGGCAAACACAGAAACGTCATTAAGTATTCCAGGAAAAAATTCCAACAACTATGGACAAGTAATTGGTGAAAACTTTTTACATTTATTAGAAAATTTTGCTAGAAACTCTGCACCTTCAAGACCAATAGAAGGTCAATTATGGTATGATACAACTCCAGGAATAAACCAATTAAAAGTTTATGATGGCACCAACTGGGTTTCAAGTGGCGGTTTAAAAAAAGGTGGAAACCAACCAGGAGCATCAGAAAGTATCACAGGAGATCTTTGGGTAGACACAGGTAATCAACAACTTTATTTGTTTACAGGCACAGGATGGATTTTAGTAGGTCCTGAATTCAGTACTGGATTATCTAGCGGAACAAAACCTGAATCTATTGAAGGTACAGATGATCTACAACATTCAATAGTAAAAATTCAAGTGGCAGGCAAAGTTGTAGCAATTTTGTCATCAGAAGCATTTACTCCTAAATCAAACATTGCTGGATACAGCAGTTTAACACCGGGCATCAATCTAAGTCTTGCTAATGTCGAAGGAGACGGTGTTCCTAAATTGTACGGCACAGCAGAAAAAGCCGATGCTCTTGTGGTAGGCAATCAAACAGTTCCGTCAAACAATTTTTTAAGATCAGACACAACCAGTTCATCAGATTTTGGATTAAGAATAAAAAATAATTCAGGTATTGAAGTTGGTTTAAGTGGCACACTTAAATTGAGTGTGGAAGGACAAGCAGGAGTATTAAGTCATCAAACAGCAGGAGCCAACATAGACTTTAAAGTAAATGATGGTGGAGTCAGTAGAACTGTGATGCGTGTTGATTCAACACAAAAAGTTGGAATAAACACAACTGCTCCTAGACAAGAATTAGAAGTGGCAGGAAATGTTCAAGCAACGGGTAAAATAATTGTAGACAGCACAGAAGATTCTACAAGTGTTGGCACAGGAGGATTAACCACTGCTGGAGGTTTAGGTGTAGCAAAAAATTTATACGTAGGAAACAGCATACAATCAAATGGAAATTTAAACATAAATGCAATATTGCCTAATAGTAGTTTACAATACAGCATTGGTACCACAGATAAACAATTTTTAAATGTTCATGCAAATACTTTTTACGGTGCATTTAACGGCAATCTAAGTGGCTCTGTAAATGGAGTTGCCACACAGGCGAATAAATTTACAAGTGCTACAACTTTTGCAATGGATGGTGATGTTTCAGCAAACAGTTTTACGTTTGATGGCTCAACCGGTGGAACTTTAAAAACTTTTACCACTTCAATTTCAAATGCTTTCATTTCAAACAAACAAAGCACCGATGCATCACAAAACACAGACGAGTTGTTGATCAATAGAACAGAAGGTTCAACAGGATTATTTAGAACCACAGTGAAAACTATTGTGGATACTGTGCCTACACCACCAGTTGGTAGTGTGATGGCGTTTGCAGGAGCAAATTCACCAACAGGATGGTTGTTGTGTGATGGTTCAGAAGTGAATAGATCAACGTATGCCACTTTGTACAGTGTGATTGGTTTGCAATATGGAACACCATCCACAACCAGTGTGTTCAAATTACCAGATTTAAGAGGAAGACAAGTGCTAGGAAAAGACAACATGGGCGGAACAAGTGCAGACATCACAGTGGATGTTGCGGCAGACAGTTTAGGTGGATTTGGCGGAGCAGAAACAAAAAATATTACTAAAGAACAACTTCCAGATCACGAACATGATTTAAGAGCCGATAATGATGATCAATTCTATGTCACAAGAAATATTGCAGATGCACCTACAGATCCAGAAGTAATTCAATACAACGGACCAACAGGCATTAACACTGCTCAGGCTTTGTCATCATCAGGTGGAATATCAGGTGCAACTGGAGAAACATTCAACGTGATGGATCCATTTTTAACTTTGAATTACATAATTTACGCAGGAGCAACAGCATAACATGTCATACAAATTAAACAAAACTGATGGAAGTATTCTTACTGATTTAGTAGACGGCACAGTAGATACAACGAGCAGTGATCTTACACTGATTGGAAAAAATTACAGTGGCTTTGGCGAATTTTTAAATGAAAACTTTATCAAAGTTTTAGAAAACTTTTCTAATTCATCAGCACCACTAAATCCTATCAGAGGACAGTTGTGGTATGACACTTCAGAAAATAAATTAAAGATTTACAACGGAAGCCAATTCACTTCTAGTGGTGGAACCACAGTGTCCGCAACCATACCTAATGCAGTTGCAGGTGACCTTTGGATTGATACTGCAAGACAGCAGTTGTATTTCTTTGACGGCACAGGTAACCCAATACTGGCAGGCCCTGTTTATTCTAGCACTCAATTAAAATCAGGATTTGATGTTATCAGTGTGTTAGACACACAGAATCAAACACGCACAGTGGTTATGTTTTATGTGCAAGGCGCAGTTGCAGGTGCATATTCTAATGTGGTGTTTACACCAGCAGTGAGCAACAGAGAATTATTAACAGACTTTGTTACAGATTCAAATCCAACAGCAACATTACAAAAAGGATTTAATGCTGTGGATGACACTTTTAAATATGTAGGAACAGCCACTAAAGCAGAAGCATTATTAGTAAATCAAACAACAGTACCAGCAACCAGTTTTTTAAGAGATGATGTAGACGACATCACGCAAGGATCTTTAACTGTACAAAACAATAACGGAATCACAGTTGGATTAAACAATGACGGATCATTAAAAGTTGAGTCGGGTGCTTTAGTTTTAAGAAACAACATAACAAATGCAGATATTAAATTCAAAATAGATAGAAGCGGTTTAGTTAATACTGCAATTCATATTGATGCAAGTGAAAAATATTTTGGAATTTGGAAAGAAAACCCAACAACTAATCTTGATGTTGATGGTAGTGTAAGAATTTCAGGAAACTTAACTGTTGAAGGCGAAACAACTTCGATTGAAGTTGAAAATCTACGTGTAAAAGACAAAAACATTGGATTGGGTGTTGATGAATTAGATGCACCTGTTGAAAATGATGCAGGTATAGATGGTGGCGGGATAGATTTATTTTCAACTTCCAACAATCACAAGACTTTAAGATATGCCTATGATGCCAATGTTGCAACAGAAAGATGGGAATCAAATATCAATTTTGGTGTTGCCACTGGTAAAGCATTCAAAGTTGGTGCTGATGATGTGTTGAGTGGAGATACATTAGGCACTGGTGTTGTAGATTCTAGTTTACAAACTGTTGGAATTTTATCTAATTTAAGAATAGGAAATCCTGCTGTACCAGGAGATCCACAAGTTGTAGTTACCGGTGCGTCAAGATTAATTAGTACATCTTCAGGCTCATTGAGTATTGGAGCAAACAATAATATTATACAAATTCAAAGTTCAGCAAGAATCACCGGCCTAGGTGACCCAACAGGCAACACAGATGCCGCTACCAAAGGTTATGTGGACGGTAGAGCAATAATCGGTGTGCAATTAGATATTTCATCATTGAGCAACAATGACCTTGGCAGTAACTATCAAGGTGTTGCTGACATATTACAAGACTTATTTCCTACACAAGGTTATCCTGTTGGAGGAGAACTTGAGACTCCAGGCAACAGACCTGGTATTACAGATTCATTATCTAGCAGTTCAATACCAGCCAGAGCCGAAGGTGCTTTAGCAAGAGTGTTAGCAGTGGATTATGGATCAGGTGGTGGAGTAACTATTTCAGGAGCAGATTTAGACACAGCAATTGACACATTTACTATTGCTGTTGACAGAACAATCACATCCAATCCAAAGATAATCACATCAATTGAGTTGGGTAATCAAATTGGTGGACTAACAGTGACACGAATAACCTGTGCTTCTGCACATGGCTATGAAGCAGGTGAAACTGTGACAATTTCAGGTGCTAACGTTGACGCAATCAACGATGGATTGGGAACAAACACAGCATTGAATGGCACACACACAATTGAAAGTGCTGAAGTGATAGGCGATGCGGCATTTGTAAAATTAGACATCAATTTAGACACATCAGCAGGAAATTTAGTTAACAACTATTCACCTAGCAGTGGAACTATAGAAAGAGTGCCTGTTTTAGGAAGTGCGAACAAATCTGTGATTGAATCAATAGGATTTAACAATTTATCAGGTAATATTTCAATTACGCCAAGTAGAACACTGTTGCAATTTGGAGTGGTTGGCGGAGTATGGGTGTTTGACAGGGTGATTACCCCTACAACTCCTTATTAATTTGTTATAAATACAAGGAGAGATACTAATATGGCATATGTAATAAACAAATTTGATGGAACACTGTTAGCCACAGTAGACGATGGCACAATAGATCAAACAACCAGTCTGCGTTTTGTAGGTAAAAATTATGCTGGTTATGGTGAAATACAAAATGAAAACTTTTTACACTTATTAGAATCATTTGCAAGTTCAAACAGTCCAGCCAGACCAGTAAGTGGTCAGTTGTGGTTTGATGCAGGTACAAATAAATTAAAATTTTACGACGGCACAAAATTTAAAACAACAGGTGGAGCAGAAGTTTCTGCTACAACACCAACAGGATTGGTCACAGGTGACTTTTGGTGGGACACATCAAACGAACAGTTGTATGCATACAACGGAACATCTTTCACATTGGTTGGACCACAAGGTGTGGGTGACGCTGTAACTCAATTAAGAAGTAGAACAATCACAGACACAACAGATGTTTCTAGATTGATTATCGAAGCAGTTGTAAACGATGAAGTGATTTATGTAATTTCACAAAATGAATTCACAATTTCAACAGCAGATCCTGCCAACGTAATCACAGGCTTTGATGTTATAAGAAAAGGTTTAACACTTAAAAACACACAAAATTCAACAAATGGTGTTACATCTACAGATCATCAATTTCATGGAACAGCATCAAACACATTGAGATTTGGTGGAAAATTACCTTCAGAATTTTTAACTTCAGGTGGACAAAGTGTGTTTCAAGGACTTGCAAGATTTTCTGACCAAGGATTTTTAGTTGGTGATGATGGTGATGCAAGATTTGATATTCAAAATGATAACGAAGTACACATTGCCAATGAAGTAGGTGACGAAATTGTATTCAAAGTAAACGCCGCAGGTCCAGTAACAGAAATTTTAAGAATAACCACAGACGGCATTGAGCCAAGTGCAAGTGGTATCAGAACAGTAGGTACATCAGTAAATCCTTGGGACGAAATGCACAGTTCAGCATTCAAAGGTAATGCAGATTCGGCAACAGGAATAAAAGCAGGTGCAACTGTGTATGCAGGCAGTCAATCCGCAGTGGCTAACACAACACCTTTGCGTGATGCTTCAGGAAATATTTCTGCAGTGGTATTCAACGGTATTGCTTCGCAAGCCAACTATGCTGATTTGGCAGAGAAATATTCAACAGACAAGGAATATGAAGTGGGCACAGTGATGACCATTCAACAATCTGGCACAGCAGAAATGACAGCGTGTGATGAAAACAGTCAACCTGTAGGAGTTATTTCAGAAAGTCCAGCATTTTTAATGAACAAAGATGCAGATGGACAAGCAATTGCTTTGGTAGGACGTGTACCAGTCCAAGTGCTTGGTGCAGTTAAAAAAGGTGCTAAATTGTATGCTAATGTTTCAGGAACAGCATCAATTGATGGTAACCAAAATTATTTGGTAGGATTTGCATTAGAATCAAATCAAGAAGTTTCAATAAAGACAGTAGAGGTCATGCTGAAATTATAATTACTAATAAAACACCATGGCAATAATAACAGCAGAAAGATACAACAATTTACGAAGCACAGTGGATTCTGTGTTGGGCGTAGGAACTGGTAATTCTGGTTATGGTGAAACTCTTGCAAGTACATCAGTTAGTGTTGGTGATCGAGTAGAAGCAGACAATCTAAATAATTTATACGAAGACATTAGAAAGTCATACAAACATCAAAATGGGGGAGATCCAACAGCGGCACAACTTCAAGAAGTGGCGGCAGGTGAATTGGTGTATGACAACGACACAACAGATTTTAAAGGTTGGGATCAATATGAAGCACTGGCGGCTAACATAACCACAAACAGATTAAATGTTGCCGGTTCACAAATTCAACAGTTTAATTCTACAGTTTCTAAAACAAGAACATCCACATGGAATGGCACAATAGAACACAGATTCAACATGAGTTTTGCCACAGCCAATGACGCAAGATACTTTTTTAATTCAGGCGGAACACTAAAAATTACCACATCAATTTCAGGTGGATCAGGATCAAAAACAGCAGATTGGAAAAACAATATACTTGGGCCAGCAGGCACAATCACTATCAATTACACCACAACTACTAGAAGCGGTACACAAGGAACTGTAACTTCAACAGGTTGGTATGACTTCAATGTGGGACAAGACTACACAGTGTATAACCAAAGCAATGGTGGTACAGGTGTGTACACAGAAAACGATTACTACATTGTGGTCCAAAAAACTTCAACATCTAACCTTTATGTGCGTGTGATATTGAGAGATCAGGACGCAGGTGACAGAACAGGTTCAGGCCCAGCAGTGGACGAGAATGTGAATGGTAATTTGACTTGTTCTGTGCAGTACCAAAAATCCATAACTGAAGTGGTCGGTCCGACGCTTACTTTCGCCCTAGCATCAGGTAGTACACTCTAAATCATTGACTGATACCAAAAATTTTGCTATAATACAAGCAAAGTATGGAATCTAAAATTAAAGACATAATGGATTACGCAGACAGACTGTCTGTGATCGAGAATCAGAAAGAAATATTGACTAGACAGTTTGAAGAAAACTGCATGACTTACGTTGACGGTCATCAAATAACTATTGACATAACACTGATAACAACCTGTCAAAGTTACGTTGACCTAGGCAGAACTCAAAATATATCTATTCTGGATGATTTTAAATTGCCTGTGGTTGTTGAAGATGCAGAACAATTCTTAATAGATATTTCTGATCAGTATCAACAAGCACTGAATCTTTATCAAACAGAATATTCTAAATTGGTCAAGCAACGAGGAGATTTAGATGCATGATAAAGGTGTTGTGTTACATGCTCACGGAACAAAACCAATCAATTATATACAACAAGCCATATTCTGTGCAAAGCACATAAAAAAATTTTTAAATTTACCAGTAGCATTAATTACTTCGGAAGAACATATATCAAGTGAATACTTTGACCATGTTATCAAGGTAGATCCCAGCAACACAACTCAAAAAAGAAATTTTGTTAATCAAGACACCAGTGAAGAAGTCATATGGGACAATCACAGCAGAGTACACAGTTATGATTTAACTCCATTCAAAGAAACCATTGTGATGGATACAGATTTAATTGTGGGCAACAGCAATCTTTTGAAATGCTTTGATTCCAAGGAAGATTTTTTAATCAACAATGAATCAATATACATCAACAAAAATCATAGAAATGATTTAAAAATAAAATACATGACAAATTTTATCAGCATGTATTGGGCCACAGTGTTTTATTTTAAAAAAACACCAGTCACAAAGAATCTTTTTGACTTGATAAAACACGTGAAACAAAACTATCAATTTTACAGATTTGCTTATGATATCGTAGAAACCAAGTACAGAAACGACTATGCATTTACTATTGCAATCCATATGCTCAACAACTTTGAAATAAAACCAAACAACAAACAACTGCCAATCAATCTTTTTTATGTGACTGACAAGGATAAGGTTTTAAAATTTAGCAACAACACTTGGCATTTTGCATTGCCTAAAAACGACAACACATATTACAGATGCAATATCGCAGATGCAAACATGCATGTGATGAACAAGTTTGATTTGGATAGGATTATACATGAAAACAACTAAAGGATATTTTATCTTTGTACAAGCCAGCGAGCAAAAAGACTATCTCAGTCAAGCAATTGCATTGGCAAAATCAATCCAGATACACAATTCAATCAACCAAGTGAGTATAATGACAAACTGTGTGATGACAGAACAACAAAAACAGTGCTTTGATAGAATATACAGCATACCTGGCATTGATGAAGCTCAAACACAGGAATGGAAGATACAAAACAGACACAAAATTTACACAGCAAGTCCTTACGATGAAACCATTGTGTTGGACAGTGATATGCTGTGCCTCAGTAATATAGATCACTGGTGGAACATTTTAAAACATACTGATCTCTATTTTACAAACAGTGTGCAAAATTTTATAGGTGAAACAGTGACAAATAATTTTTATAGGAAAACTTTCATAAAAAATCAGTTGCCCAGCATCTATTGTGGTATGTTTTATTTTAAAAAGACATCATTCAATAACAAATTTTTTGCCTTGTTGACACACGTGATGCAACACTATGATGATTTTGCATTGAAATACTGCAGAGAGCATGTGCAAAAATGGTGCAGTTTAGATGTTGCCACAGCAATCACCTGCAAAATTTTAGGATTTAAAAACACAATAGTAAATAAAAATTTGACTTTTACTCATATGAAATCAAGACTGCAAAATTGGAATGTCGGCGAAGACTGGATGCAGGAAATACCAATTGCGTATGATGACATGTGTAACATCAAAATCAACAGTGTCAGACAGAATGGATTACTGCACTATGTTCAAGACAGTTTTTTAAACACAGATATTAAGAATATTGTAAACAGGTTATGGAAAGAAAAGACATCAAATTTGGCGTAGAAAAAATAGATCATAAGTGGTATTTTCATTTTGATACCAACACTGGAATGGTCAACAGCATGAGTGTGATCAAGGAAAACAGTTCAATTGAAATTCCTGAGCAGATGGCATTGAACATACAAAGCGGTGTGGACAATATGGCGTTTTACAAAGTGGTGTTCGAGAATGGTGCATACAAGTACGTCAACACTGTGCAAGCCATCACAGAAGTAAGTGAGGAAAAAAACTATAAAAATGAAAACAAAAATTTTTATAAAATACCAGATGTGTTGCAAGATAGTCAGATTGTGTTAACACATAAGGCAAACAAAATCTTTATCAGTGCCACACAGCAAATGAAAGGTATAATTCAAGATACGTTTGATTACAAACAATCTAATTCGCACAAATTTTATGTGTGTCAAAAAAATGATCACAGTATTTTACACGCATTGCTTGATGTGGAATTGAACGATCTGGTTCACAAGAAACTGGAGTTTGATGTAGGTCTAGAAAAGTCGCAGTGCTCTGTGTATTGTAGAAAGGTTTTTGATTACTGTTATGTTTGATGTATTTTTTATCGATGTAAATGAGCCAAACGCAGATAAAAATTTTGCTCTATTAAAACAAAAGGCACCTTATGCACACAGAATCAGCAGAGTACAAGGTATTCATCGAGCACACAAAAAAGCCGCAGAGATCTGTTTAACCAAGATGCTGTATGTGGTGGATGCAGATGCTGTGATAGAACAAGAATTTAATTTTGATCATGCACCAGACGAATATGACTTACAAACTGTGCATGTATGGCACAGTAGAAATCCAATAAACGATCTTGAATACGGATATGGCGGTGTAAAACTGTTTCCTACACAGCTCACAAGACAGATGAATACAGATAGTGTAGACATGAGTACCAGCATAAGTGATCAATTTAAAGTGATGCCCGCAGTCAGCAACATTACAGAATTCAACATAAACAATTTTCATTCATGGAAAAGTGGTTTTAGGGAGTGTGCCAAATTGGCATCAAAAGTTATAGATCGTCAACAGGACGCTGAAACAGAAAAAAGATTGGACACATGGTGCACTGTGGGAGCAGATAAACCCTACGGAGCATATGCCATTGCCGGAGCCAAGGCAGGCAGACAGTTTGGTGAATTAAATAAGAACACAGACCAAATGAAATTGATTAACGATTATTCCTGGTTAAAGAAAAAATACAATGAAGACTTCTCGAAAAACAATTAAAATAGCAGAACAGGACATTGTATTCCTCAGTTATGATGAGCAGAATGCTGAAAAAAATTATGCTGATTTGAGGAGAAAAATTCCTTGGGCCAAACGAGTGCATGGAGTGGACGGATCAGATGCGGCACACAAAGCCTGTGCAGAGATTTCAGACACCAAACACTTTATCACTGTGGATGGTGACACTATTGTGCATCCAGAGTTTTTAAATGTAGAATTAGATCTCGATGCGTTAGGACTAAATGAAGATTATCAATTCAGTTGGTGCGGTAATATCAATATTAATAACCTCAAATATGGTAATGGCAGTTTAAAAATGTGGACCAAAGATTTTGTGCAAAACATGAAAACACATGAAAACACA